GTCCAGGACTTGGGATTTTAACTCAGTTTTAAGACCAGTTGCCCTGATGAGATAATTATCCACCTGCTCCAAAATCATTGAGGACGCGACATACCCAGGGATTTTGGACTGAATCGATACGCGGGGATTTCTGAAGTAGATTTGAGGGATCAAACTCCTTCCGATAGAGTATATTATGTTAACTGGAACTACATCGCGTCCCCAAAAACCACGATACATGTTCTTATACAGAGTCCAGTCTTTAGACTTTCCAAACACCAGTCTATATTTACATCCAGCCTTAATCTCTTCCTTCCAATACTTTAGAAGGGATCGTGAACTTCCATTATCATCGATCAATGTTTCGGTCATAGTTTCCTATAAGTTCAATTATTGAATTTACACTTCCTGCTCAAAAGGGTTTTGGATACCTGCCATCCAGTCTACAGCAACTGCACTCTCTTCTCCAGTGTATGCGTCCCGCTCAACTGCAGCGTTACCAAACATATCTTTCTTCTGCTCGCCGTCCCAACAGTGGCGGAGAAGTTCGTCGGCGGAACCTGTCATCACAAGTACCTCGTTAACCCTAGGAGACTTAAGTGGTTCGATAACTCCAGGTCTTGCTATCTGCACTTGATAAGCCATTGCATCAAGCAGGTCTTTCTTACACAGACGATTAGTCGGAATATACTCAGTAAACTCGGTTATAAATTCTTTCTGATCTTCCCTACAATGAATTCCCTCACATGAAGCCAGTGGCTCGAGTGCACGGATTCTCAAATCCTTAGATTTATTCGATTCGGGTAAAAGTTCACGAATTGTCATCGCAGGAATCTTACCCATTTTCACATACTCTCTAGCAAAGTGTGCGAGGGATTTCTGATAATATACGCTCTCTGGATATATAGCCTCAGGAGAATAAAGCTTCCAGTGCTTTGCCATGAGGAAGATAACATCGGTAGGGGAGAAGCGACCATAATCGTAACCAAGTACCCACATATGATTACTAGAGCACCAGCCACAGGTAAGAACAACCGAGTTACAATCTGTTGACTTCCTTGTATCATTACCCCATTCCGATAGATCGATTGTTGTGAAGATTCTCATCTCCTTCGGAACTTCGCTCACGTGTTTATAATACTGAAGCCACCTAGGTTTAAACAAAAGTTCCTCTGGCGACATTGGCATCAGAAGATACTGGGTGGCGAACATGTATGGACCCTGAGCAGTGGCAATCATTTTAAGTTGCTTAAGGTCGTAAGCGCTTTCCCAGGTCGGAGTGTATTCTTCCCAGGACATGTCTGCAGCTGACTCTTTACCGAGAAGAATGTCGTCTGGAAGTTGAACGCAAGCACGGCGGAACGTCACATAAGACGGTTCGGTTGTCCAGATGAAGTCTACTAGGTCATGTTTGGCCCATCTCGTTCCGGTGTTATGGATATGGGTGTGCTTTCCAGGAACGAGTAGAGATGTTGCAATTTTATGCCAACCGATGGCTTTGTCTATATCTTCTTGATTCGGTTGGAGTTCCTTCCCGGAAAAGTCATCCTTGTTGGCGTAGATAAGGTCGTCTTCGATGATAAGGTCGTAGTGACGAGAGGTAGAGCTACCTCCGATACCAGCAGCTTCAAAGGTAGATTCAGTGAAGTTATCTGGACGGTTGATGCAAGCAGACTGGTTTGACCACTTCTGCTTCTTAAAGTTGTCAGGAATAACTTCGGGGAATAATATTTGCATCGCCACGTTTGATTCATATGTCTTCCGTATCAGGGAGATCATTTTTTCTGCGTTTGAGATTACATAGGATGCAATGAGTATCCTGATATTAGTACCGAGCCCGTAGTACTTATTATCCGATGAGATACCTTCTGGAAACTCATCCGCTTCAAGTCTTGGGAGCGCAATCCACACAGAGTATGCGATAGTTGATATCCAGGTTTTAACGAAGGAACGCGGCATGCAAGCCTGTTTTCGCTGGTCATCGAGTTCGAGGAATCGACAGAATTCTCCATGTGGTTTCTCCTGGATATCGTCGTAACCCATGACAGTCTTACAGAAGCAATAGAGAGAACGAAGGCATGCCTTACGGATTGCGGTTCTCTGTTCCTCTGTCATCTTTGCAAGTGTTACTGCCATATCGTACAAGCCATGTTCCGCCCCGTTGGGCGGTGTTTTTATGGAGGAACCTTCCGCCGACGTTCCTCGATGCGTCCGTCCTTAACCGACGGCGGATCAGCACCCCATCGCCCACCCGTTCTCAACGCCTCTTCGAACCTTCCGGCAATCTTATCAGTTATCTCAATCGACACCTTGGTCTTCTCTTGATGTGGTCTATACCCAGCTCTATCAAGAATGTCTCCGGCTGCAGCAAGGCGAACAAACTCGGATTTACCGTTATCCATCAACTCAATCTTGGTCCTCGCAGCATTGAGTGCATGTTCCTTAAGAATTGACTCCACGGGATCTCCTGACACGAGTCGGTCGGTCTGCTTATCCGTGAACTGTTCTCTCATGGAAGCACGAAGCTTGGAGACACCGTCTAGATACATCGGAGAGGTTCGTATGATAGAAATTCTTGATGGCGTGAGGTCAAGCTCCCGCGCAATATCGTTTCCATTCTTCCCTGCTATATCCATACACATAATCGCCTCAATCCTCGAATTCATCTTCTGAGGCTGAAGCGCGATTGTGTTTAGGGACTTAAGCTCTTGTGGTTTACATATTGGCATACATCTCCAGACAAAAAATTAGGACGAATCATTCACTCACCCACCTGGGAATGAACGGTTCGTCCTATGCATAGTCGAAGTCAGCCGAATGATCAGTAAGGCTGTGTACAAATTCAAAACTTGAACTTATGGAACTAGTTATTTAAAGCGTGTTCTTTTATTTTTTCTTTTCGAATTCTAAAGTACTCAGAGGAAGATTTTTTTCTTAGCGTTATGTTTTCATGCGCCTTGTCTTTGTATTCTTTAAGATGATACATTGCATCTCGGACAGTTTTATTAGTGAAAATTTTGATAGCATCATAAGTTCAAATTTTTAAAAGTTCGTAAGTTCGCAGTCCTTGCCCTATCGTCTTATTCTAATTAAAAACATTGAACTTGTCAAGAACTTTCGATTTTTCGTAAGTCGTTATAGGTCAATGGTTTACGAAAAAGTCGAAAATTTTGCCGAATATTGGAGTGCCCTAGTTAGTAATTACGAGCGCGTTGGGGGGGTCGCGCCTTCCTCTTTTCCCCGCTTGCGGGGCAATTTTTTCTTGCTATGTTGTAAACTTTCCATTGTGCCATGTAGTATGATACATGCTAATCAAAAAGAAAGCCTCTATCGTGTAGACTAGAGGCTTTATAATTCTTTGACTTACTTACTGTTTACGCAAGCAACGCTTCGAGGTCGGCAATGCTCAAGCCTTTAGCCTTCACCTTGTCCATAACCGCTTTAATCTCGGCACGCTTCAGCTTATTCTCCGCTTTCTGTTCCTCGGTAAGCGTAACAACAACACGCTTGCCATCACCATTGGCGGATTGGGCAGAAACGCTTGCACCATTCCGGGCATCCGTCTTACTCATCCGATTAATGAGCGCAAGCACCACATCTTCACCGATTGAACTTACGGCATCATCAACACTTTCATACTGGGCAAAGCTAAAATCAAAGAAAACCGTTTTGCCGTTTTTGTTCTCATACTTCCCCTGTGATTTAATCGTTTCCATATTATCCTACTTTCCTCGGCTGTTGCCGAAATTCAAGCCCGGTTAATTCCGAACTTGTACTAGGATTATAACTGATATTCTTGAACTTGTCAAGCGGTTTTGTGCAATGTAGTAAAGAAAAATCTTAAACCGTCAAAGTCTTTTTGATGTTTCATCAATTCAAGGCTTGAACTTGCCGAGGCGTATATATATGGAAGGGAAGCGGAAGCAATCCCTTACGGGATAGGCAATCCTAGCCGGGTTTATAGGGGCGATCTTAGACGATATAAATTTAGGCAAGGCTTGAGTCGATTAAACGATTATCGGGGCTTTAAACGCATCCTAGAGAGTTTCCACTCAAAAGTGTGGTGTTGACAAGTTCAATATTTAGTGTACAATACAATAATGATTTGGAATTGTACAAGGTATTGCCTGTATTGTATCTGTGTTGTATTGTATGGCGCTTACTTCATTTTGTTGTTTTATAATTTTTTTTTTGATATATATACAAAGGGGACTCTGGTCAAATCTAAATCGTTATTGTATTGTATTGAACTTACAACAAATTCAACTATTGAACGGATGATGTTATGACCTACAAGAAAATTGATATTGAGGGACAGCAGTTTAGACCAACGCAGGCTGAGCCTCCGGCTGATGCAATCACTCTAGACGACTTTAAGACAAGGGAATCTGC